ATTCTTCTTTACATTTTAACAATTTTAAATCATTCTATGAAGTATTAAACGATAAAAAGTTTACAGATAATGAAGTTTCTTTATCTATGCCTGTTATGTATTATAATAACTTCTCTATAACAAAACCAAGAATATGGAATACTCCGGATGTTCTAAATATGATTGATGAAATTGATAAGACAGGTAATATTTTTTATTGTAGATGGGGGGATGCTCCATTACAAACAATTATTATGAAATTATATGATAATACACGTTTATCCAAGTTTACATTCAAATATAGCAAAAGATTACAAAGAGAAGCATTTAAAGACGATAATAATATTTTTCATAGTTACATGCCTAATAATTACCAAAATAATAGTTGTATCAGTAATAAAAATTAGAATATTTATATTTTTTTATCCAATAATAAATTTATCAATATATTCATCTGCATAAAGTCTAAATTTCTATCATCAATATGTTTATTTCTATAAAAAATAATATTTCTATTTTCATAATGAGATTTAATATTTTCATATTTATTGTCTATTTGATATAAAAAACAAGGCATAATAACATAATATTTTTTATCTATCTCTTCAGGTAAAAAGTCTTTTCTATTTTCTTTCATAAATATACCAATTGAAACATCATCTACTATATCATATTTTAACAAATCTTTATTTTCTAATAAAAAATTAGCAGCTTCATTTGTTAATATGATTGATGTTCCTTGTGCGAATAATGTCCCAAAAAATGTTTCATCGTTAATACCATTTCCTTTCCATTGTAAATCTATAAGTGTCCCACCTCCATAAAAGTTAATTGGATTTTTATACAATTCACAAATAAGATTTTCGAAGTTAATAATAGTACTAATATTACTTCTCACAAGATAATCATATTTAATATTTTTAAAATATTCGAGAGACTTCATTGTTTTATCTAATATTCCAGGGATATTTGATTCATCTCCATTAATGTATAATATATTACCTTTTAATATATATTCAAGATTATCATCATTTTTATTATATAAAATATAATATGTTTTAACATTTGGTTCATATATATTATAATATTTTTCTTGTATATTTTTCATTTTTTCGTAAATTATATCTTCATTATTTATACCATTGCTTATATTTGAATATAATATTAAATGTAATATATTCATATTTATAATAACTTATTAAATACTATTTATATATCATCCATATAAGATTCTTCATTATCATCAACAATATCTAAAAACTTAAAATTATCTACTAAGTCTTCTTTATTTTCTAATTCTTCTTCTTCAAAACTTATATATGTTTCTATGTTTAGACTTTCACATGTCTTATTATTATTTTTATAATAAGCATTAATTAAAACATCAGATATTTCTTTACTATTGATAATATACTGACATTGTTCTAAATTATATTTATGTACTATATCTGCTTTATTTACTTGATAATCACGTCTTGAAACTACAATAATATCGCCTTCTCCTATCAAAACACGTTTAGTAAATCTACGCATATTACCTCTGATTATACCTATTATAATATCACCATTATTACATAAAATAGATGCTCGGCAATTTCCTAATAACTTTATTACAAAACCATAGTCTTCAAAGTCTGTATTTATAATATAATTAATATTTTTCGACTTACTTAAATTTAAAGTTTTCTTTTTATTTCTGATACTTGCTTGATACATAATTATATTGTAATAGTTTATATATATTTATATAGTTTTATATTTTTCATACTTCTATATCATACTTACAGTATTAAACAGTTCTACATAATGCCTCTTTTTTCTTATAATAACCCTATTATATTTTTCAATAATAGGGTGTATTTTAAAAGGTATATTTTTTCCTAATAATTTGTCTTTTCTTAATAACTCTTCTAAATTATCAAATAATATACCTGTTGTATATTCAAATTCTACAATATCTCCTTGTGAAAAAATATTATCAACATATATTTTTAATAATTCTATAAATGTATTTTCTAATCCTCTATTACGAGGATCATTTATTATTTTATAAGATACTGTGAAACAATCCACATTAATTCCATCAATTATTAAACTTTTACGAAAGCTAACTAAATCACCTCGTTGATTATGTATAGTAGGTTTTTTAATATGGATATACATACTTCTCATATTTTCTAAAATAGATGCTTCGTCTTTTTCTAAAAATTCTATTTTTGTTATTGGATTAATAAATGGTTTTTTATCTTTTATAGATACGTTCCATGCTTTATACAGTGATTTACTATAATAGGCATTACAGTAAGTTTTACCATTTAATGTATAAGGTATTTTAATAACATAAAGAAGTTTTTTCAAAGGCATTTCACGCCATGTTTCCTGTGTATAAAAGTCTATTTCGTTAATATCCCCTGCATATCCAGTATTATCCATAATTCGTTGTATTATAGAATCTTTTTTTTCTATATAAGATGGATACTTTGAATTATTTTCTTGAGGAGACTTTGAATATCCTGAAGATGTATCACTATAAAGAAATGACATAGAAGAATTACCTTTTACATCTATTTTTTTAAGAAGTAATCTATCTATTATTTCAATTTCTTCTGATATATCTTTACCAACATTAATATTAAAACTAATAAATGACTTTAACATAAAATTTAATGAATAATAAACTACACTATAATTTTTCAAGTTTTTTAGAAAGTCTTTTTTATTAGTATTTTTATTACTATACATGATAGCTTTTATGAAATAATAAGGGATTTTTTTAACAATATTTTCAAAATTTTTAGTATTTTGAAATGTATGTAAATAAGATTCTTCAAAGTCTTTTTTTGGTAGAAAAGGATCAAATCCATCAATAACAGCACATATATTTTTTTTATAATATCTAAATAATATAGCTATTTTATCATTATGTGTTTCTAAATATTTAGATAATACCGTCTTATCAACATTTATTTTTTTAAGTATATCTTTTATATCGTCTTTTTTTTCAAGATCATTAAAATTATTTTCAAGTATCAGATATATATCTGATACTTTTAAATTAGTAGAAATCTTAATATAATCTTCTTTTAGTTTTTTTTTACTTAATAATACATTATTATAAACATCATATGTATCAATTTTATTCAAACAATTTTCATAAATAAATCTAATTCTTTTTAAGTCAGATATTTTTTTTTTCGTTATTGGATTTATAATATTTGTTAAGTTTCCTTTAGAATCTTCGTATAATTTTACAAATCCTAAACATTGTTCTTTGCTTAAATTATTATTTTCTACATTTAAAGATTTAAATTTTGATTTTGTTAAACGATCGTCCATATATAACTCTATATATAATATAGATTATAAACTTTTATGATGTTTTATAAAAGTCAATATATTTTTCTTTATTTGTCAATATCTTATAAAACTCCCTCCTGAATTATTGTATAATTCTAAGAACTTCAAACTATCGGTTTCATTTAAATTATTATCTTTATTCAAAGACTTTAATTTTGCTTATGTTAAATATTCCCCCATCTATAATTTATAATATATAAGATTATAATGTTTCATATAAGAATAAATATTATATATTTTATATAAATGAGTGTATCCAATAATTTTTTTTTAAATGATTCTTGGACGTTATTTTTTCACGATCCTTATGATTTTGAATGGGATTCTAATAGTTATAAAATGATAGGTAATATGACTACTGTAGATGATTTTGTTAATTATTACAAAGCATTTAAAGAACTTTTCAAAAAAGGTATGTTTTTTATAATGAGATTAGATATAATGCCGAGATATGAAGATGAATTAAATATTAATGGTGGGTGTTTTTCGTTTAAGATATTGCCTGAAGATCTTGATGAAAAGTTATTTAAATTATCTTCTAATATACTTGGAGAAAATATAGGAAATGCGGAAGAAATAACAAATAATATAAATGGAATTTCTATAAGTCCTAAGAAGTTTTACTATATAGCTAGAATATGGATAAAAGATAATAAGTATGCGAAGAAAGAATATTATAATTTCGACATTCCAAAATATGCTACATTAATGTATAAAAATCATGTTTAAATTATATTATTATTTATATATATTAATAATAAAATGGATTCAATTGTATCATTTGTTAAAATGTTTTTACTTTATGTTTTAATGCCTTTTAGAGTAATATTTTTTATTATTTTAATGTTATTTTCTAATTTAATATTAAGTTATTTAGAAGATGAGGCTAGTATTCTATCTGTTATTTTAGTTTTTAATAAGTTATTTATGTTTATTCTTTCATTAAATATTAATATTTCTAAAGAAGATTTAATTACTTATATGAAATATTTATATAGTGATAAAAAGTTTATATGTACGTTTAATCATACTACTTTAACTGATGGTTTTGTTTTAGCTAGTACATTTCAAAGAGGTTGTTATGTTATTTTAAAAGTTTTTTTATATACTATTTCTGGATATACAGATGCGAATAATGATAAATATGGAAGTATTTATGTTGAAAAAGGAAAAACTACAAATAAAATAAAAGAAAGAGTTGATAATCGTAAAGCAGGAGATCCTGTAATATTTATAGCTCCCGGAACAGGTAATACACCACAAATACCTGGAAATATAACTGAGTTCTCGAGTAAAGGAGCATTTATAGAAGGATATCCAATATTACCTGTTGTTATTAAGTATGAAGACGAATCATTACATCATAATCATGATAATGGAGAATCAATGATTCATTCTTGTATTAAACTATTTTTAGTTCAAAATTATAGAATAGATATTAAATTATGTGATATGGTAGAAAAATACGAAAAGGAAACAATTGAAAATTATAAAGATAGAGTTTATAATATAATGAATGAAAAATATAAAAATATGTAATATTATATATAAACTTATGATTTAATAATGAATATACAATGATAAATATTTATTCATTATTGAAAACATTTTTTATTTATTCGTCTGCACCATTACGTATTATATTGGTTATCATTCTAATGATAATAACTAATTTATTTATTTTAAAAAATATGAAGAGTGAAGGTGATATACTTGCTACAATTTTATGGTGTTCTAAAATGTATATGTTTGTTATGTCATATAAAATCAATATTTCCAAAGAAGATCTTTTAAAATATATGACATATTTATATAGTGATAAAAAGTTTTTATGTGTTTTTAACCATACTACTTTATTAGATGGTAATATGCTATTAAGTATATTCCCTCGTTCTTGTTTGGTTATTAATAAACAGAAAGAACATTATTATTTAGGTTATACTGAAAAAATAAATAATATTATTGGTAATATTTTTGTTGAGAAAGGAGGAAATACAAGTTTAAAAATAAAAGATAAGATTGATAATAGGAAAAACGGGGATTCGGTATTATTTATTGCACCTTGTTTAGGAATGACACCTGATATACCTGGAGATATTACAGAATTCAAAAAAAACGGTGCGTTTATAAATAAATATCCTATATTACCTATTATAATTAAATACGAAGATGATAGTCTCAATTATAACCCTGACTTTGGTGAATCTTTCTCACATTCTTATTTCAAATTGTTTATCGTTGAGAATTATAAAATAAATATTAAGGTATGTGATATGATTGAACCTATTGAAAAAGAAACTATTATTGAATATAAGGATAGAGTATATGATATAATGAACTATCAATATAAAGAAATGTAGTATATATTATGTAATTATGAAAGAACTTAATCTTATAGTTGCTACTACTATTGATTATGGTATAGGATATAAAAACGATATACCATGGAATATTCCAGAAGAATTAAAAGGTTTTAGAAAAATAACAACAACAGTCAATAACATAACTAAAAAAAATTGTGTTATAATGGGTAAGAATACATGGTTTTCTTTACCAAATCCTCCATTAAAAAATAGATTTAATATTGTCATATCTTTAAATGATTATGATATACTTTCTAAAACAATATCTAATGAAAATGTTATTGTTCTTAAAAGTATAAATGATGCTATATTTTATATTAATATTAATGATAATATAGAGAAAGGTTTTATTATAGGTGGTTCGCAATTATATAATGATTTTTTAGATAGATATATTCAAAATATAACATATGTATATATGTCTATTATTCAAGATAAAAAATATACTTGTGATAAGTTCATATCATCAAATATTATATTTAATAATTTTAAGTTTGAAAAAGAAAATATACATTTCACAGATAAATATATTACAATGTGTGGAAAAAATACTTATAATTATAAAATAATAGATGAACCACCTGATTAAAGTAATAAAAAACATAATAACTTCTCGATATAAATTGGTTCTTTACATTTATTTGTTTGTGATAACAAGTAATCTATATATGTTCCTATATTTACAATGTTTATTTTTAGTTCTTTTTTAATTTTTTCATAGTTTTTTTTTGGTATTTTATTATATTTAATTTTAATATAATAGTCTTCATAATCTACTAATTTAACAAAGTCTTGTGTTATTTTATAGATTGATATATTATATTGACAACATCTATACGATAATAATCTTATTTCTTCTAAATTATTAACATTTTTTTTATAAGTTTTTATAAATTCAATAAAAGGTAAAAAGTTATATTCAATAAACTCATTTGTAATAAGTTCTTTTCCTGTATCATATAGTCCAACATCAGCAATAAATATTGCTTTAACGATATCTCTTGTTTGCATAGAACATAAATGAGGATGTAATGGTGTTTTTAAATAATTATTAAAAATATCGTTTATTTCTTCATGTAAAAAAAGTGGTATTCTTATACTATGAAATCTACTTTTTATAGGAGGTTCTATTTTATATATGTGATGAGTAGTACATAGAAAGGTTATATTATCTGAATATTTTTCTAATAATATCCTAAAGTCAAAAAATTGTTTTGATAAAATATCAATATGTTTAATAATAACAAAATGTTTATTCATATTGATGTCTTTAGAACATATGATATGTAATAAGAACTTTGTTATTTTGTCTAAGTTCTTTATATTTTCAGGATTCATTAAATCTATTTCTATAAAATATTGATTTTCTTTGTAATTAATAGATTTATTCCATATATGAGATGTTCTATAAAATTCTTTTTCTCTTTTAAATATTTTTTTGAGTGCTACTTCAACAATTAGATCTATTGGAAAACCATAATGTGAATATATTAAAGTATTGTTTGTAGAAATCAAAATATTATTTAATATAGTTTTATAATTACTATTATTATTAATTATTAAAGAGAATGACTCTATAAGATTAGACCAATTTGTTTTAGTCATTTATAATACATTTAATTATATTCTTTTTATTATATATAATATATTATATTCTTTATAATATAATATAAAGAATATAATGTCATAATATTATATGGAATGTATATTGAAGCATTTGAATTAGATATTAACAATATATCTAATTATAATAAAGATGATATTAAAAACTTTTATAAAAAAATTGCATTAGAATGTCATCCTGATAAACTTTTTAATATAAAAGATCCTATATTAAAAAACAATAAAATAGAAAGGTTCAAAAATGCGAGTATAGCATATAAATTAGCACTTGAAGACTTTGATAATTATGGTAAATTATCAAATAAAATAGATAATAATGACTTTGAATATAATTATAACTTTGATGATTTGGCTCATGACTTTAACATATACAAAGATATTGATGTTAATTATTGGAAAGACATATTATATAACAAAGATACTATACAGAAAACTTTTATGAGTATGGCTAATTTATTTCTTAAAAAAGGGGTTAAGAGTAATAGTTATTACAACCCTTCTACAAAAATTATAAAACACGATATTTCATTACCAGTTACTTATTATGATTTATATAATTCTAAGAAGAAAAAATTGAGTATTTTATTGAAAAATATTAAAGATCCTTTTAATATAAGTATTTTATGTAAAAAAGAGTATCCAAAATTAACAAGACAATATATTGATGACGACGGAATAGAACATGAAATAGTTATAAAAATGATTTTAGAAGATAAAAATAATATGATTAGAGAATATACTCATAAAATAAATAATAATTATATTGATTTATTTACTGATATTACAATTAATTTACAAGAATATATTTTAGGTATTACAAAGGAAATTCAGTATATTGATAATAATTATATTAGTATAACAATACCTCCATTTTGTGGTGATAGTATTGAAGTAATAAATGGAGGATTATTAGGTGGTAATTTAAATGTAAAGATCAGATTTATAAACATTACTAATAAAAAATGGGATAATATCGATGATATAAAAAAAGAAAACTTTATAAAAATATTAGATGATATATACAAGTAATATATATGTTCTATTATTAATAAAAAATGATTTATAATTAATATTAATATTGTATGTGTGTTATATAATGTAATATACAAACTAATAAAGTCTTAAAGTCATAAAGTCATAAAGTCATAAAGTCATAAAGTCATAAAGTCATAAAGTCATAAAGTCATAAAGTCTTAAAGTCATAAAGTCATAAAGTCATAAAGTCATGTAAACTAATGTAAACTAATGTAAACTAATGTAAACTAATGTAAAATAATGTAAAATAATGTAAAATAATGTAAAATAATGTAAACTAATGTAAAATAATGTAAACTAATGTAAAATAATGTAAACTAATGTAAAATAATGTAAACTAATATATAGTAATATAGTAATATAGTAATATAATAATTATATAATGTAATAATGTAATAACTTAATAAAGTTATACAATATTTTCATAATTATATTTATTATATAAAAGAATTAACTATAGATAATATAAAAAGAAAAAATATAATTTAATATATTATTAATAACTTATATTAATAATATATTTTTTTATTTTAGATTGGTATTCTGTATAGGATACATCCAGCAATTCCCTAATAATATTCTATATATTTTCTCTTAACCGTGATAAAATAGTATTCTGTATAGGATACATCCAGCAATTCCCTAATAATATTCTATATTTTTTCTCTTAACCGTGATAAAATAGTATTCTGTATAGGATACATCCAGCAATTCCCTAATAATATTCTATATTTTTTCTCTTAACCGTGATAAAATAGTATTCTGTATAGGATACATCCAGCAATTCCCTAATAATATTCTATATTTTTTCTCTTAACCGTGATAAAATAGTATTCTGTAGAGGATACACCCAGCAATTCCCTAATAATATTCTATATTTTTCGCTTAACCGTGATAAAATAGTATTCTGTATAGGATACATCCAGCAATTCCCTAATAATATTCTATATTTTTTCTCTTAACCGTGATAAAATAGTATTCTGTAGAGGATACACCCAGCAATTCCCTAATAATATTCTATATTTTTCGCTTAACCGTGATAAAATAGTATTCTGTATAGGATACATCCAGCAATTCCCTAATAATATTCTATATTTTTTCTCTTAACCGTGATAAAATAGTATTCTGTAGAGGATACACCCAGCAATTCCCTAATAATATTTTGTATTTTATCTCTTAACCGTGATAAAATAGTATTCTGTATAGGATATATCCAGCAATTCTCTAATAATATTCTATATTTTTTCTCTTAACCGTGATAAAATAGTATTCTGTAGAGGATATATCCTGCAATTCCTTAATAATATTCTATATTTTTCTCTTAACCGTGATAAAATAGTATTCTGTATAGGATACAAACCAGCAATTTTTACTGAAGTTATTTATTACATAATTTATATTTTGATCTATTTTTTTTTAATATATAATTATATATTATTCGTTTGTAATTGCTATAAATTCTTTTTGTAATAATACTTCTAAGTCTTAGGAATATACCAGGCATTTTTAATATATAAAATATTAAATATATAATATCATTTTTTTTCTAAAAATATCAATTTGTTGATATTATTAGAGTTTGGGGGAATCATTAATATTACTGCAATAAATGTTTGTATTTGTTTGGTATTCATATTATTAATACATTTTAATATAAATATCAATTTTTAAATATGTTCTGAAATATCATATAAAATAAAAAAATTGATGCTTTATTATTTAATTATAAATTACATGTCTCATGGATGCGTATTCTGCTTTTCAAACGAAGCAATGCCTGGTATTCTCAAGATTGGAATGACAAATGAAAAGATTGAAACATATTTACATAAGCTTAATACGTGTTATGACGAGTGGAAACCTCCAACTCCTTATAATATAGAGATTGCTAAATATGTTTATTGTCCTGAAAAAAAATTAGCATCTATTACTAAGTTTTTAGATAATATTGTTACAATTACTGGTTTACCTAAAAGTATCAAAGAAGTAAATATTTCTATGGGTAATAACTTCTACGACGTTCCTATTTCTGATATAAGTAATTTATTCGAACTCATGGATGGTGATTTGTGGGAAAAAAGCGAAAGTGATTCTGAAGAGGAAAGTGATGTAGAAATTGAAAAAGATGATAATATTGATTCTCTTGTAAAATATTGTTTTGACTTGATTGGAAAAACACATTATATCAGAGAGATTAATATTAAGGATTATAATTTTGAAGAAGAAATAGAAGAAGATAATGATCACATGTTAAAGTATTGTCGTAGTTTGATTGGGAAAACGCACTACATCAGTAAAAAAATTATTTGAGTACAAAGTTAAATATATATGTTGTTTATTTTTATATTTTTAAATATTCTATTTATATAATTATTAATATGAGTACATAATCTTTTTATTTTCTTAATATTCTTAAAACTTATAAATCTTTTCTAAATAATTAATTATGTACTCGAAATATATTCTCTTATAAAATAGAATATTATTTGTGATTTAAGTAGCATAATATGCTACTTAAGGAAAACGAGTACATAATCTTTTTAATTTCTTTAATTTCTTAAAACTTATAAAACTTTTCTAAAAAATTAATTATGTACTCAAAAAATATTCTCTTATAAAAAAGTATATTATTTGTGATTTACTTAGTATATTATGCTACTTAAGGAAATCGAGTACATAATCTTTTATTTTTCTCAATTTTCTTAAAACTTATAATACTTTTCTAAAAAATTAATTATGTACTCAAAATATATTCTATATAACTTTTATGATAATATTATATGAATATCATAGTATATTATGCTACTTAAGAAAAGGAGTACATAATCTTTTTAATTTCTTAAATTTATTAAAACCTATAAATATTTTCAATATAATTAATTATGTACTCAAAATATATTCTCTTATAAAATAAAGTATTCTCATTTCGCCCACTTAGTATATACAATGTGATCTCTTAGTATATTATACTACTTAAGGAAAACGAGTACATAATCTTTTTAATTTCTTAATATTCTAAAAACTTATAAAACTTTTCTAAATAATTAATTATGTACTCAAAATATATTCTCTTATAAAATAAAGTATTCTCATTTCGCACACTTAGTATATACAATGTGATCTCTTAGTATATTATGCTACTTAAGGAAACGAGTACATAATTTGTTTATTTTCTTAAATTTATTAAAACCTATAAATATTTTCAATATAATTAATTATGTACTCAAAATATATTCTCTTATAAAATAAAGTATTCTCATTTCGCCCACTTAGTATATACAATGTGATCTCTTAGCATATTATGCTACTTAAGGAAAACGAGTACATAATTTGTTTATTTTCTGAATATTTCTAAAAGTTATTAATCTTTTCAATATAATTAATTATGTACTCAAAATATATTCTCTTATAAAATAAAGTATTCTCATTTCGTCCACTTAGTATATACAATGTGATCTCTTAGCATATTATGCTACTTAAGGAAACGAGTACATAATTTGTTTATTTTCTTAAATTTATTAAAACCTATAAATATTTTCAATATAATTAATTATGTACTCAAAATATATTCTCTTATAAAATAAAGTATTC